GCTAGCCGTTGATCATTTGCTTAATCTGTTCGATCCGCTCCCGGGGAACGTCTCCCTTGGGGGTTGGGGGCTCGGCCACGCTCATTCTGGCAAGCTTGCTGGAGGCCTTGGCTTGATAGGTCGAGGTCTTGAAGGTCCCCTCGGGGATGGGGTTCCGGGCTTCGATCCATCGATCCAATTCGGTGGGTGCCGCTTCGCCCTTGTTGTTGAGGGACAAACGGGCCACGCCGACCGAAGCAAGCTTGACCTTGTACTCGTCATCACTCATTCGGCCCGAGTCACGAAGGGCGTTGAGCTTGGCCGTCAAGCCTTCGCGAAAGTAGCGTTCGGCGTAGGTCTGGGCCGCGCGGACCTTGGCCAAGCTCATCGTTTGAATATCTGGGGAAACCACCGTATCGGGGGTTTGATCTTGTCCGCCACCCATGGCCGTTTGGATGGCCTGGACGATGTTCGAAGCGTCCGTCCCTTCGGGAAGAACAATACCCCCTTGGGCCAAAGCCGCGATGATTTGGGCGACAATGTCCCCGCCAGCGTCGGGGGTTGGGCCCATGTCATCCGGGCCCGCTGCTGGTTGATCGCCTACCATGTCCATTCGTTTCACCTTGTCGGGTTGATAGTACTTTGGGGCTAGCCCCATTCGGATGGCGCAGCCCATAAGGGCCGGTTCGTGTGTTGGGATAAATGGGCCTTGGCTGTGATCTACGGGGTAATCCACAAGATCCACCGACGTGATCACGTCCGCATAGCTGTTCCCGTGGCCGTCCCGAAACTCGGGAAAGATCACCGGGGACACAAACACGGAATTGGCTTCCACTTTTTCTTGGGCGCTCGGGGTCAAGACTTCCACGGTGATTTCCGCCGACTGACCGTCGGGCGAAACTCGGAAGTCAGTCATCCGGCCTTCGGTGTTGTGAGCCCCGCGCGTATCTCGCTTGGAAAGCGAGTCCATGGTTATGGGGCTCAATAGCTCAAAGTCGTCGATCGCCGCATGGTTCCAGTGCATTGGGATGGCGTATCCCGCTTCGGTCAATTTGCGGAACTGCCCTTCCCAATGTTTCAGCCGGTCCGAAGTGACCGTAACCGCGCCGTCACCGGACTGGTATTGGTTCACCGCAAGGACCGCTTTTCGAAATACTTTTCCCATGCCCCCAATCGTGGTGGCTATTTAGCGGGTTTCAAGCTTCGACTATCAATGGAATTACCAACAATTTCCGGAGTTTCCAAAAATGACCAAAAAATTGTTTGCAATTTTGCCCGTTCCCTATTGCATCAATCAGGAACGGACGATAGTCTTATACGTATTGGGTTTAGTTGGTTTGAAATGCGAAACTAGAAATGGGGAGATGAAAAATGAGCCAACCAAGTAAAAAATTATTCGATTCATTCCTGCGATGTAGCGAACTGGAATTCGTCCTGAGAAACTGGTCCACTGACGACCAAAAGGCAATGCGCGATTACACCCTCGACGAGTTGATCGGGCTTGCCAGGGAACGACTGAAAGAGTTCAGCGAATCTGGACACGTGCTGCATGAAGGGCGATTTTCGGACGATCCTGACGAACGTAAGTACTGCCGCGAAGAGATGCGGAAGGTTCAGGTTTGGCTTAAAAAGGCGCAAGCCGAACGGGATCCAGTTTTTCAACACAAGGGAAAATGAAATGTGCGAAACAATGACCGACAAGCTAGGCTTTGAAATTGAAACCTGTTCCCGCTGTGGTGGCTCGGGTCAATACTCATACTGCACGATGTACGGGAGCCGATGCTTCAAGTGCGCTGGGAAACGGGTTGTATTGACCAAGAGGGGTTCGGCTGCAAAAGTGTTCTTCGACGCTCTGTTTGTAGTCCCGGCGTCAACCATCAAGGTTGGTGACGTAATCTTCTCGGGCGGCCTGAATAACAAGAAGAGAAGGGTCTTGGCCGTCGTCCCTGAATGCTACGGCTGTTGCTCTATTGTGGACGGGGTCAAAATCCCCTCCACCAAGATTGAAATGGAGGGCCTGACTTTCTACGCTCATTCCGATACCTTGGTTACCAAGTGCGAACCAAAAGCACTTTACGAAGAACGATTGGCCAAGGCCCTGGAATACCAAGCAAGCTTGACCAAGGCCGGAAAACCACGAAAGACGAAGGTGGCAAAGTGACTGATCCGAATCGATCAAGCCGCGTCGGCAAGAAAGCACCATGGCCCAAGGGCAAGACACGTAACCCAGTCGACCCGCGATGGAAGGCCCTTCGGGCTTCGATCGTTAAGGCCTTGGCCGAACCGTCAAGGCATGAGCCAGCCGGAGAGAATATCCGCTCGGCGGCCTATATCGCCACCCTGTGCGGGGTTGGCCGTCCGACGGTGTCGAAGTGGATCCACAAACGAGCGAACCCACCGCCGGAAGCCGTCGAAGCTATGGCCAAGTGGCTTTCACTCTTGGACTGAGTTCTTCACCGCGTCGGCAATCCGCCGCCGCTCGGTCCTAATCCGGTCCACTTCGCTTTGGCGGACTCGCCGGATATTCCCGGGGAACGGGACATATTCGATCATCCCGGTATCGACCCATTTCCGAACCGTGGCGCGAACCACGCCAAGTTGGGCGGCCACTTCGGTTAGCCCCAAAAGGGGATCCTCGGCGTGGGTCTTCAAGGCTCGTATCTTGCGGTCTTTGTCGGTCATTGCTTCCCATGCCTCCCGTTTACGATTCCACCCCACTGGTTGGCCTGCATCTCTCTTGAGATGTAGCAAGCGTAGGAAGTGCCGTCGATTTGATCGGCCACTTCATCCGGTCTACCTTGCCAAGCCGTATGCTCGCCCAAGTACGTTCGAACCCATGGATCCATCACTTCCGGGATCCGGACCAAGCCGTCTTCCACTCGGCTGATGGCCCCCGCCGCCACGGCCCGTTCAAGCTTCGCCCCTCGGTGGCTTTCGGCCATGCCCGGGATCTTGGGACCGATCAAGCGGACCTTCCGGCCTTTTATCTCTTTGGCCAAGGCTGGCCCGAAGTGCGCGTTTTCGATGTTCACACTGGGGACGTCCATCGAAGCCAAGTGATCGTTGAACCGGGATTTCAAGTCCGGCCACTCCACTTGGATTCGGCAAGTCGATCGAAGGAATAGAAGATGGCGGGGTCGATAGTAATCCCACACTTGGCAAACTGACCAAGAGGGCTCTTTCCCCCTATCTTGCTCGGCCCGTTCCCTCGATGTTCCCGCCGTGTCGATTACGCCGAACCGGCGTAAATGCCCCCTGGGTATGGTCACCGCTTCACCATGGATCAAGCATTGAAGGTCACCGTTGGGGAGTGTCCCATAAGTCTTGAACCAATCTCGATCAAACACCCCAGCCGCTTGGGAAAGCCAGTTACCCCCCAAGAGGGCTTCCCGCTCGGCCCTCGGAAGTGATCGAAGACGGTCTTCGTAGTCCGGATCCTTGGTCGTCAAAGCGGGGTTATCTCGAAGCGTAGCCGGGATGAAAGTGAAGCTCATCGCTCGGCCTGCGATATGGTCCAATCCGTCCCGCGTATCTGACCATTCAAGCGAATCATCACTTGACCGCTTGAACCATCGAATAACCCCGGCGCGTTCGGGGATGGGAGTACCAAGCAAAGGATCAATCCACCATTCCAAGAGTCGGGCCACCCAGGAACCGGGCTCCGGGTTGCAAGTCGCCCTCATGTACGGCTTCACGGGGCCCATCGATCGCATACGTGAAACCAAGTACCAAAATTGTCCCTCACTAAAGTGGGTCAATTCGTCCCAAGCCACCAACGGGATTTCTGTCCCTTGCCAATCAAGCTTATCGTTTTCATGCTCCAAGTGGCTGAACTTGATGTATGCCCCCGAAGGGAAACGACAATCCATTGCGCTTTCACGGAGCTTGCCACCCGCCAACGGATAAAGCTCGCAAGCCTTGTCCCAAAGGCCCTGGGACGCGGATATTTGCTTGTAGGTCCGTCGAAAGATCACCGGGGTCCAAGTCGGGTGGTTGATACCGCGAAGACAATCGAGAAGCAAACAATAGGTCTTTCCGCCACCCGCGCCACCGCCATAAATGGCGATGTCCGCCGGTGTCGACAGAAAGGCCGTTTGTGGGCCCGGTTGTGGGCCGATACGAATAGCTTCCGCTATCATGAAGTCGCTTGGTTGACTGGTTGAAGAAAGTCGATGACCCCAGTTGCCAGAGGCCATACCGCCGCCGGGGTTGTGTCATACCGCCGAAGATCCCAGTACAGTCGACCCGCCGGAAGAGTTGATACGGCGCGGGCCTTCAAACTGAGCCGGACCGATCGGATAGGGTCCGACCCGACAACAATTCCGGCAAGCGAAGCATCACCGGACACGAAGCTTCCGCCGCTCGGGGTGACCAAGCCCACGGTGGAGCTTACTTGCAAGCTGATGGGATCCGCGTTGACGTCTGCCTTTGCCGTCCAAACAAGTCGACCCGTTCCATTTTTCGCGCTCGGATGAATGCCAATGATCATTTCGGAATCACTCTTGAGATACTGCCGAAAGTTAGCGACGTAGTAATCTCCAAGGGATTCCCGTTCTGCCCGGGTCACTACTTGAGTCGCCACCTGAGCCACCCCGGACACCCCTTGAGACACGCTGAACCGACCCAAGAGAATGTTGACCACTTGGTTGGCAATTGTGTCATCGAGTGCGTTAGCCAAGTCCTCCGCGCTGATTTGAGGCGGGATGACGTCGTACAATCGCACGTAGCTGGAATCCGCCTTGATGTCGATTAGGCCGCTAGCCACCTGGGCCCCGCTCAAGGAAACATCGACCCGATATACTGCCGGGGTCAAAGTCCCAATGTCGACCGTGAAGCTGCCTTGAGCAAAGGATTGACCAACAAGCGTAAAGGGGCTCCCCACCACGGCGGTTTCAGCCGGGTACGGGCCGCGAATCACGGCTACCGGACTCGAAGAATTCGAAATTGGAAGATCGACGAACAATGAAACCGGCATATTTGCAATCGCTTTATAGGTTTGGCCTAAAGCCGTTGACTTTTACGTGAATTGCACAAGACTTGAGGATCCCGTTTACGGTCGTCTCTTCGACAAGATCATCATAAATAGAGTCAAAGGGTGCTAAATCCGGCCACCCCGACCCGTATGTATAGGGTAGCGATAAGATAAAAGATCCTGATGTGCTGTCCGGGCTTGCACCCAGTTGATCAATGCTCCCTGCCAAGTACGAAGCTTGCGGACTTGCCGGGGAGAAAGTTTGCATAACAACCGTGCTGTGGCTGCTGTTCACTGCCATCCAATAATGACCACGGGTCAAGGAAAAGGTACCGCCACCGGATTTTGTGGCGTTGATAAGGTTCGGAGTATTCACGCTCATGGCCGCTGTATACGCAAGAGGGGCCCCGACGGGGACCCCGTGAGTACTTCTGTTTGCATAGATGGCCAGTTCGATGAATTGCGAAGGCCCTGCTGTGATTACTCTTGCCCCAAAACGGGTAATCGTAATGTCGTTTGGCAAATAGAAGGGTATGAAGCGTATTGAATTAGCCACCAAGTTGCTACCCGATACAAGTTGCCCTCGTCCGAGTTGATACCAACATCCTTCGATGTAACCCGGATGGTCACCACCGCCACCACCCGCGCCGAAAGGCCCCACCGTCGCGCCGTTTACCCTCGCAAACATTCCCGACGATGTTGTCCAAACGTCGCCATTCGTCGGAGTCGTAGGGGCTGTTCCGTGTGGGATCCGAAGAGGGGCTAGAGAAGTCGTGGCCGCTGGAAGCGTTGCCATGCCCGTCAGTGTCAACGAGGACCCGGAAGCCGCTCCAATGTTGGGGGTGATCAACGTCGGGCTAGTCGCCCTCACTGGGGATCCTGAACCCGTGGCCGCCGTCCACACAGGAAGGGCCGAAGCGCCGCCACCGACAAGAATGTCGGTGGTCGCCCCTGCGGCCAATGTCTGATGGGCCCCCGTGGCCGTGGTTCCGGCTGCAATGAGTCCGAAAGGCGTGGTCGATGTTGCTCTACCGGTCCCACCTTGGGCCACTGTGACCACCGCTTGATCGGTCAAGACGTTGGCCGAAGCATTTGGAAAGGTGTATGTCTTCATACTTGTGGCTGGACCAGCCACCGCAAAGAAAGCGTTCCCGGTTCCGCCATTCCCCCCGCCAAGTGTTCCAGTTACCCCGGTAGTCAACGGAAGGCCGGTACAGTTGGTCAATGTCCCCGAAGTCGGAGTTCCAAGATTAGGTGTTACCAACGTGGGGCTTGTCGCCTTCACGTAATCGCCGGTCCCAGTAACGGCCACCCCAACGATTGACGTGGAACTTGCCCACTCAGCCGCTTGCCCCGCCGTCGGGGTTCCGGAGTTCGATACGTTTCCGCCACCCGCCGGGGTAGCCCAGGTCCCGTCACCGCGCCAATAAGAAGAGGCCGAAGCGCCCGTCCCACTGTTCAAATTGGTCACAGGAAGATTTCCAGTTACCCCCGTCGACAATGGAAGGCCGTTGCAATTGGTGAGCGTTCCACTGGTCGGGGTACCTAGGATCGGAGTGACAAGCGTTGGACTTGTCGCCTTCACGTAAGATCCCGAGCCCGTGACGGCCACTCCAAGCAGGGTTGTGGAACTTGCCCACTCAGCCGCTTGTCCCGCCGTCGGGCTCCCCGAGCTCGATAAGTTTCCGCTTCCTGAAGGCGTGGCCCACGTCCCGTCACCCCTCCAGAAAGTCGAAGCCGAAGCCGATGTCCCACCGTTCAAATTGGCCACGGGAAGATTGCCCGTTATACCGGTCGATAACGGAAGGCCGTTGCAATTGGTCAAGGTCCCCGAAGTCGGAGTTCCAAGATTAGGGGTTACCAACGTGGGGCTTGTGGCTTTGACGTAGCTTCCCGAGCCCGTGACGGCCACTCCAATCAAGGTTGTGGAACTTGCCCACTCGGCGGATTGCCCAGCCGTCGGGGTTCCAGAGTTCGATACGTTTCCTCCGCCCGGTGGAGTGGCCCAGGTCCCGTCACCTCGCCAATATGTCGTCGATGTAGCCGAAGCCCCGCCGTTTAGTCGTGCGATGGGAAGATTGCCCGTTACGCCGGTGGCCAATGGAAGGCCCGTACAGTTCACAAGGCTTCCCGCCGTTGGCGTCCCAAGGTTAGGGGTTACCAACGTGGGGCTTGTGGCTTTGACGTAGCTTCCCGAGCCCGTGACGGCCACCCCAACGATGGTTGTGGCCGTTAGCCACTCAGCCGCTTGTCCCGCCGTCGGGGTTCCGGAGTTCGATACGTTTCCGGTCCCTCCCCCCGCCGCGTAGGTCAATTGAGTAACGCCACCCGCGAACGAAGACACGGAAAGCACTTGGCCCACTGTTGGGGATCCTGATGGAAGCCGAACGATACCGCTAGGGGTTACAAGAATGCTCGCTAGATAGCTCATTGTGGCTCTTGGCTTCTCCCGTTGTCGGGAAGTACGATCGAGACGTTAGTTACTTTTTCAGCGTTGGAATCAACTTTGATTTCCTTACCAAAGCCCCGATCTTTATGTTTTCGTTCGAGATACCACATGGCGACCTTGGTGTTTCCGCCTTTCATGGCCACATGGATGCAAGACTCGGCAAGATCCCCGGTTTCTTGCAATGTCTCATCCATGACTTCGCGGGCCCACGCATTATTCTTTAACTTGGAATGTACCGTCTTTCGATTGACTCCGAGAATGGCCGAAATAACTGCAACAATGCCACCCGCTTCACGGATGGCTTTTTCCCATCGGGCATTGGTGATCTTTTTTGGTGCGGCCATTTAGACTGGCACTTCTTCCCATTGCATCGAGCCGATCCACGTGGCAGAGGCCAGCGCCGCACTTCCACCAATGGCCGCATAAGATCCGGGCGGGATAATGATCGCGCCTTCCAGGTCAATTGGTCCACCAGTCACCAGGGCCGCACCTGAAGCCGTTGCCCAGTAGTACGAAGCGAACGGAATGACGTTGCTCGATGCTGAGCTAGAGGTCAACGCGACGTTTCGGAATCCGGTCATGACTGACCCGGACTGTAATTGAGTCGACATAGACCAAGGCGTCGTCGTCGTCGCCTGCGTAATCGTCGCAGTCGTTCCAAACCACAGTCCGAAAGATACGGTTCCAGCCGCCGATGCCGCGACCACGCTGCCGACGCTAATCGAGTTAAGCACCGCGTTTCGTCCTGATCCAATTGGGTTGAACAGGGCCAGCATCGGCGTACCGCCAGCACCACCCGAAAAGGCAGTCACCGCCGCAGCCGTCGACACGGAAAGCAAGAACGAGTTTCCACGATACGTCGTTTCGTAATACCGACCGTGCAACTCGGACACAATCACGTCGCCAAGCTGTCCAGCGCGAGTGTTGACAATTGCGTTATTTCCTGCGTTTGCCGGTTGACCAACAACACCTTGCGATAACATGAATCTCTCCTAGTACGAGTTGAATCCGGTGACAGTGAGCAAGACGCTGGAACCCGTTGTCCCAGCCGTGTAATT